TTTTATTAATTTCTTCAATAATTACTATTTCACTGCATTTACCAGTAATAAATTTATTTTCGTTTTTTGCGGGAGGATGTTGTTGATTAACAATTTTTATTCTACATAATATTTCTCTACAAATATCAGGATTTTTTTCAAGTAATTCTATTAATTTTTGTGTATGTTCTACCATTAAAATAATATAATTAATAAATATTTAATTATATTATCAATTTTTAAAGTATAAATAAAAGAATTATTTCGGTGGTTTAGGAGGTGACACAATTTCCATAATATGCCTCATCTTACCATCACGTGTTTTTAACCAAAAGTTAGTTTCAGAAAGCACCATATCAAAAGTATGACGTTTACCTTTTACTTTTTCTTCTGCTTTAGAAGAAGCCATCCAATAGGTAGAACCTTGTCCCTCGTATTTCCAACGTGGGAACTTTTTGAATGCGGTTGCTTGGTCGCTAGTAGCATACCAATATCCACCTGAATCATTTTGAATATAGATTCCAGGGTTTAAAGTTGAGACAACTGATACAGCGTTTGCTGATGAAGACATAGTAGTAAATTATTAAATAAAGAACTATATTATATTTTTTTTTTCAATTTTTTATAAAATAATTATTTCTTCATACATTGACAGTAATATCCTATTAGTAGGCGTTGATTGTATTTAGTCCAGTTTTGAACACACCTAGTAGAACAGCGTGTATCACGAAATTTAACAGACAGACATTTAAGTTGACTTTTTGGAATGGGGTAAATTGTTTCAAGTGTATAAGAACCAACTGTCATTAATATATATATATTTAGGTATGATATTTATTTATTTTTCAATTTTTATCTATGGAAAAATTGATTTAATATAATTTTATTTAAGATTATATAATACTAATGGTAAAATTGCCAAATGAAATGATGATTAAAATTATTGACTTTTGTGATACCAATACGCTTTTAAAATTAACAAATATGGATGAATTTAATATATTTAAACATAATATTAGTAGAAATATTTATAAAAATGGATTAGATGATTGGAAATCAATCCATTATAATTATATTAAAAATGAAGTAAAGTATGATATATTTAAGAAGATGAAAGATACTCATATTTTTAGCTTTGGTTACGGTGAATTTAAATATATAAGTTTAACTTTTCCAACTGAAAAATATACTACTCAATTTTACAATTGGTGGGATAATATTTTTGTTACTAATTTAACTAAAAATGATATTAAGATGGAACTTTCTATTAATGAAATACATAAAGGAATTCATGAATTAAGAACTAAACATACAGATTATTTTTATAGATGTCCTAATATAATACATCCTTTGAGTTTATCATTTTTTTATATTAATAGTCTTAAAGTATAGATTTATTTATAAAAATTGATTTATATTTAAAATATTAAACAATTTATTTATTTAATGGATAAACTATTAATATGTTCGTACAATAATTTTGACCTATTGGCCCACAAAGTAAAAGGTTCACAAGCATTAAAACCTATTACTATAATTAAAGATAATGATTATTTACAAGTTAACTTTGATTGTATTAATCCAGCATTCGCAATTAGAAGAGGAAAGTATGTTTATGCTTGTTGTGAATCAATTAATGATGGACATATTTTAACTATAGATACTGAAACTAATAAGATTCTAAAAAAAGTTTCATCTTGTGGAAAATCAAGTTGTTATTTACAAATAGATGAAGATGAAAAATATATTATTAATATTAACTATTGGGATTCAACTATTTCAGTTCATCCAATTATTAATAATATTTTAGAAGAAGCGACACAAGTAGTTTTACCTAAAAATATAAATAATATTTATAAAATAGAAGACCATTTAGAAAATAGACAAAAGACGTCACATCATCATTCTTGTGCTTTTTATAAAGGTGATTTATATGTTCCAGATTTGGGAACAGATAAGATAGATATTTATTATTATAGTAATGGAAGTTTAAAGTTTAAAAGTTATATTCAACTGCCTAAACAAAGTGGACCAAGATATATCTTATTTATAAATGATTATTTGTATGTTATTAATGAACTCTCATCATCATTATCTGTAATTAAGATGAATCCAACACCACAAATGATTCAAAATATTAAAACTATTCCTGATGATATAGATATTAAAAGTATTAAAAGCATTAAAAATACTTGTGGTACAATTAAACATAAAGATGGTTATATTTATGCTTCAAATAGAGGTCACGATAGTATTGCTATTTACAAAATTTTAGATAATCATACATTAGAACTAAAAAATATCCAATCTACATTTGGTAAAACACCAAGACATTTTGAGATTAGTAGTGATGGTAAAAAATTATATGTTGCTAATCAAGATACAAATGAAGTAGTAATATTTAAAATAATAGAAGATAGATTAAAAATTTTAGACACTATTAAATGTGATTCACCAAATTTTGTTTTATGTTTAGACAATTAGATTTCTTTATTAAACATCTACATGTCCATTTATTACATATAGTACACCATTTATTACCTAGTATTAGTTCTGTTAAAGGTGTTTTACATTTACATATATTTAATATTTTAATATTACAATTACATTCAATATTTTTAAGAATGTAATTAAAATCACTAGTATGATTAAAATTTTGATAAGTATTTTGAATAATTTTCATATGTTCGGTACAACAATTAAAATTATTAACATTTTTAAAAAATAAATTTTCTTTCTTTTCAACTTTTGTAATTATATCATTACAATTAATTTCAATTAACTGCATATTTTTTTTAATAAAATAATCTATTTTTTCATTACTTACTTTTGATTTATTAAAAACTTCTATAGCAATCTTTGTATTATTATTATATACCATAATGTCAATTCTATATTTATCCATTGGATATTCAATTTTACATTCGTAATCATTGTTAAATTCTAAACAGTTTTGACAGTTATTTATACAACAATTATAAATTTTTATTTTATTTAAATTTTCCTTAATATATTCTTTTGCTAATTTATGACTATTACTTTCATTAGAACAATTTAAATTAACACCTTTATGTGAAAAATGCCATCTTTTAATCTTTCCTTTTTTTTGTATTAATGTATTATTACAGTCTATACAAAAATATTCATTATTTTTAATTGTATTATTAATCTTAATTAAATCTTTATTTTTATCAAAAGCGTATAAAATTTTAATTTTTCTCATTATTATAAACTTATGTACTGATACTTTATAATATTTTAAACACTATTAAATGTAATTTACCAAATTTTGTTTTATGTTTAGACAATTAGATTTTTTTATTAAAAATTGATTATTATATTTAAAAATATATTAATTATTTAATAATAATAATGTTAACTAGTTTAACAATAGAACAAACTACACATATTTTAAGTAAAAGGTTGAAAGCAAAATATTCTCCAAAATTTTTATTAGAGATAGAAAGTGAAAAAGATATAGTATTAGCAGAAATTCATTCATTACAAGTCAAAAACATATCCCCTATTTATGAAAATCAAAATGATTGTTCAATTAAAATAGTTGAAGAATTACAAGATAGAAAGATAATAAATATTATGATTTTAGCTTTGACACAATCAGGAAAAACAGGTACAATGAATGCATTAATTAAAAATTACTTAATATATAACAATTTATCACCAATACCTATTGAAAATATTTATATTATTACTGGTCTTAGTAGCAAAGAATGGGTATCTCAAACTAAAATTAGATTACCAAAATCAATTGAAGATAGAGTTTTTCACCGTGATCATTTAGAAAAAGTTTTTGTTAATAATATTAAAAATAAAAAGAATGTTCTTATTATTTGTGATGAAATTCAAATAGCAGCAAAAAAAACTCAAACGTTACATAAATCTTTTAAAGAAGCTGGTCTTTGTGATAAAAATTTTTTATTAAGTAATGATATAAAAATTATAGAATTTACGGCAACTCCAGATGGTACTATATATGACCAAATGAAATGGAATGAGAATTCTTCTAAAATACAAATGCATCCGGGTCTAGGTTATACTAGTTGCTTTGATTTGTATAATAACAAACAGGTTTTTCAATACAAAGATTTATATTGTTATGATAGAAAAAATAAAGAATTTAATACAAATCAAGTTATTAAAAATATAACTGAAATAAAAAAGGTTATGGAAGAAAGATTTGATTCACCAATGCATAATATTATTAGAACACCTAATGGAGATGATTATGTCGTTGTTAATAATTTTAAAAAAGTTTTTGGTAATAATATTGATATCCATTACTATAACGAAAATAGTGAAATAGAAGATATTAATGATATTTTAGGTAAAAAACCAAGTAGAGATACTTTTATTTTTATCAAAGAAAAATTAAGATGTGCTAAAACTTTAACAAAATTATACTTGGGAGTTTTATATGAAAGGTATAGTAGAACTCCAAATGATTCTGTTATTACACAAGGTTTACTAGGAAGAAGTACAGGATATGATGATAATGGAAAAACAATCATATTCACTAATATAGATAGTATTGAAAAATATGAAAGATTATGGGATACTAATTTTGAAGATAAAAATATTTCTTGGATATCAAATACTACTAAATCAAATAAAACTCAAGAAGGAAAAAAATTAATATCAAAAGGTACATATCTAGATCCATCAAATGTAAATAATGTTACAATAGAAAAAACAGGAGAAAAGATATTAATTAGAAGAAGATTTACAAGTTGGGATAAGATGAGAGAATATTTTATTAAAAAGAGAAATACTATAGATAAATTCAAAAAGAAAAAAGGTCCGACATATAAGAAAATGGATGATAATGGGTTTTACATTGGTAAAATTAAAGGAAAGACAAAAGTATGGTCTTGGGAAGAAATTGATGAATGTCCATTTATAGGTACAGCTAATAATGGTTATTGGTTTTATCCAGGTTATAAAGATGTTAATGATAAAAAAACCTTAAAATGGTTTTTCTTTTATTATAAAAATTGATAATATATAATTTATTTAGAATTATATATTATTAATGAGTGAATCTAATACAAATGAAAGTGATGATAACTACTATGAAATAGTTAAAGAATATTATAAAGAAGAAGGTTTTGCTAAATTTTCTGCTAATTGTCGTAATAGTGAAAGTTGTAATGATCGTGGTTTACGTTTTTTAAAAGGAAGAATTAGAGAAAAAAGTTTAGCTAAAAATTCAAATAAAAATATTGAACATATTGATGAAGTAGGGTATGATTTAAAAGATAAAAATAATGGAAAAAAAATAGAATTTAAAACAGCATGTTTACTAACACGGAAGTATAAACAAAAAGTAAAGACAATTACAGCGACTATAATAAATGTAAGAGGTAATATAGAAAATAGACAATTTCAAGGGAAAGCTGATTACTATATATTTGGAGGAACTGATGGTTTAGTAATGTGTTCTTGTAAAACATTAACCAGATTTATAAAATCAAGTGGAGACTGTTGGAAATGTTTAATACCATTTAATGAATGTAAAATATTATTTTTAAATAATAGTGATTATAGAGTGATAACAGAAAAAGCAGAACAATATTACAGTGAAAGTAATTTTGATTTTGCTGAAAAAATTAACGAACTTATTGAATCATTTATAATAATTTAGAACCTATATGCCAAGGTTGTAATGCTGATATGGGAACAAGAAATTTAAATGATTTTAAAAAACAATTTATACAAAATGGTGTAGACGTATAATTATTTATTACTTTATTAAAAATAATGTTTATTAATTTAATGGAAAATAAAGATCAGGATAAAGAAATAAAAAACATCAAAAAGAAAATCAACAAAGAAAAAAAGGTAATAATGGTAATACTTGGATTATAAAGAAAAATAAAAATAGAGTTAATAGATGGTCTAAATTATAAATATTTATATAAAAGGTTTTTAAAAAAACATTATCAATATATATTAATAATGTTTTTTATACCCGTTCATAATTTTCCCGCAGATATTAAAAAAAGCTATCTTAAAATGTTAACTAAAATTAAACAAAATAGTAAAGAAAGTAAAACATCAAAAGAAATTAAAACATCAAAAGAAATTAAAACATCAAAAGAAATTAAAATATCAAAAGAAATTAAAATATCAAAAGAAATTAAAATATCAAAAGAAATTAAAATATCAAAAGAAATTAAAATTTTAAAAGAAATTATTAGTAATCCACCAAAATCAATATCAATTAAAAATATGATGGTTTATTCATACGCTTTACGAAGATTAAAAGAATTACAAGAATTATTAAATTAACTATAATAATCATCTGAATCATATCCAGAACTATCACTTTCTGATGCTATATTTATTTTAATATCATTAATACTAATTATTTTATCTCTACACAATGGACAATCAGGATGATTAAAACTTTGTACTTTTGCTTTTACCCACTCATTTAAACATTTTTTATGGTAGACATGCGAACAGTTTAAGAAAACCAAGTCTGTTTTTTTATTTTTATAGTTTTCAATATTAATTTCAGTCAAACAAATAGAACATTCTAAAGATTCTTTTTTATTTTTTACTTTATCAATGTTATTTTTATTTAATTCTTTTATAAATATGGGATTTAGTTTATTATTATAAATAGGTAGTTTTTTTTCTTCTTGTTTTGAATTATAACTGTATTTTAAACTTTTAATATAATCTTTAATCGGAATATATATATTCATATATATAAAACATAATATTAGAGCACCACCTGCTACAATTAATGGCGATAATGCTAAAAGAATTCCAATAGATAGTCGATTATTATATTCAATTATAATATTGTCATCTTGTTCTATATACTGACTTTCTGAACCACTTCCTGAACCACTTCCTGAACCACTTTCTAAACTGCTACCGCTATCATAATTATTGGTAAAATTAGTACTATTACTATAATGGAGTGCCATTAGTATTATTATTTTATAATAAAAATATAAAATTTTCAACTTTTTAAAAAATATTGAATTATTATCTTAAACATTTGAATGTTTAATATAATAATGAAAGATTATCATACAGTATTAAAAAATAATAGAGTTACTACTGAAAGTCAAGTAAAAAAAATAGAAATAGTTAAAGAGGTACAAAAAAAAGTAGATGTAAATACTACATTAAAATCACCAATTTGTAGTTTTTTAGGACACGTTGATGCTGGAAAAACATCTTTAATGGATATTATTAGAAATACTAATTTTCAAGAGCATGAGGCAGGAGGAATAACACAATCAATTGGTTCTACTTTTGTTGATATTGAAAATTTAGTTGATATTACTAATAATATTAAGGGTAAGTTTGAAGTTAAACCAGAAATCCCAGGTTTACTAATTATTGATACACCGGGACACGAAGCATTTAATATGTTACGTGAACGTGGTTCATCATTGTGTGATATTGCTGTTTTAGTAGTTGATATAAATGATGATTTAAAACCACAGACAATTGAATCAATAAAACTATTAAAACAAAAAAAAATTCCGTTTGTAATAGCAGCAACAAAATTAGATAGAGTTCATAATTATATTGTAACAAAAGAACTATCACTAAGAAAAGCGTTTAAGAAACAAACAAAAGAAGTAATTAGTGTAATAGAATCAAAAATGTTAGATATGAAATATGAATTAGAACAACAAGAAGTAAATGCTGAATTTTATTTCAAAAATAAGAAACCACAAAGTACATATAGTATTGTTCCTATTTCATCAAAAACAAAAGAAGGTTTAGCTGATTTATTATCATTAATTGTATATTTATCTCAAAATTGGATGAATAAAAAAATTTTGTATGATGATAATTTAGATGCTACTATTATGGAATGTCAACAACATAAAAAATACGGATGGGTATTAGATATTATTCTTAAGAATGGTACTATTAATATTGGTGATGAATTTGCTACAAGTAGTAGATCAGGAGAAAGAATATCTAAAGTAAGAAAATTATTGGTTCAAAAAAACATAAACAACAAGATTAAATTTGTTGAAGTTGAATCTGTACGGGCATCAAATGGAATACGACTAATTGGTTCTAATTGTGATAATTGTTATTCAGGTACAAAATTACATTCAACACAAAATAAAGATTGTTTAGAATTAGCAAGGGCAGAAGTAGGTGGTTTACTTGATAAGATGGAATTAAAAAAAATTGGGGTTTGTATTCAAGCACAAACTATAAGTAATCTAGATGCGATGTATCAAATTTTAAGTAAAGATAAAATTCCTGTAATGAATACTACATTAAAAGTATTTCACGAAAAGGATTATGATAAACTAGATTCTAAATTTGAAAATGTTGAAGATTTAGAATATAAATGTATATTATATTTTGGGGAAATGCGAGAAAAAGAAAAAGATATGTATGAAAAATGGGGTAAAACGAAAGGTATTAAATTTATAACATCACCCATAGTTTATAAATTAGTTGAAGATTATTTGATATATAAGAAAGAATGTTTAGAAGAAAGACAGGAAAAACAAATAACAGAAGGTGGATGTGTTTATCCTTGTAAATTGAAAATATTAAATGAGCATATTTATATGACTGGTGGTGTAGACCATATATTAATGGGCGTTCGTATTATTAAAGGTAGATTAAAAATGGGTACACCGTTAATAGTAGTAAGTAAGAAAAAAGTTTTAACTGAAAAAGAAATGGTTTTAGGACAAATCTTATCTATCCAAAAAAATAATGAGGATAAGGATATTGCTAATGAGATGGATGAAGTTTGTGTTAGATTATCAAATCCAAATAAATTAACATATGAGAGACAATTTAATCATAAAGATGATATTGTATCACATTTAACTAGAGAAAGAATAGATATTCTTAAAAAAGATTATCGTGATGAAATGACTAAAAATGATTGGATGCTGGTTGTTGAATTAAAAAAATTATTGAATATAGATATTTATTAAATATGAATAGTTCTATTATTTTTAGTATAAATTACTTTTAGAAATATTAAAATTAGTACACAAAATAATTCTATTATTGTTGGAATATAGATTGGTAGTAAATCATAACTAATAGCATAGTATAAATGTAAACTAATTCCAATAATATACATTATTTGCCATAAATAAGATATATTATCAACATCTTTTGTTTTATAAATTTTATAAATTTGTGGTAGTAAACAAATACTTAATACAATACCACCACTATATCCAATAATATCTGTTATATTATTTTTGTCACACATTGATTAATTATACATTATTTTAACTTTTTATTAATTATTATCAATTTTTAAAAATATTGATAATAATATTATTTAGGATTAATATTATTATTATAATGTCCGAAAAACAAGAACTTTTGAATTATTATATCACCACATACACCCCTGAATTTAGATTTAGTTGGTGTAAACTATGTAAAACAAAATATAGGTTTGAAAAATATTCAATGCGTGTAAATCTAAATGATGTTTCTAAAAAAGATTTTATTATTCAAGATACAGAATTGCTAAAATATGTTGACCAAGTTATTCAATCAGGACAATGTAGTGTTAATAATTTTACCCATATTTTCAATAAATTGTCACTGGACCAAATTAATTATATTGGGTACTAAATTTTATTTAAATATATAACAAATATTTATTTTAATGAATATTTGTCATCTATGTGAAAAAGAATTAGAAAATACAAATTCTGAAAATATAGAAGTTAAATTAGAAGATGGTAAATTTATATGTCAGCCTTGTCATAATGTTACATTATTATTTAATTCTGAACCAGTTAAGTCAAGAGTAAAAATAGAAAAAAAAATAGAACCAAAAATAGAAATCAAAAGTATTTCTATTTGTGTATTTTGTAAATCAGAATATGATGGTAATAAATGTTTAAAATGTAATAAAATTAATCCATTACTACAAAGAAAAAAAAAGAAAAAGAAAAAATAAATTTATATTATTGATACACTTTTATTTGCTATATTTAAAGATCTGTATGTAACATAAATTATTTTTCCTTGAATGCCTAATTTATTTATATTATTAATATTATTTAAATATTTTTCATATTCTTCTTCATCTAATGTTAAAGCAAAATTATGTTCTACTTTAGATAATACAACAGAACCGGAATGTTGATAACTTTCAGGAGAAAGTGAAATATTTTTATAATATATACCTTCAGGTAATTGAGATTTTAATAATTGTGTATTTATTACATAATTAAATCCACTTGAATTATACTCTAATAAATTAGAAGAATCCTCGTCACTATAAAAAAATAATTTTAAAGATTTTGACTGTAAATCAATATCTATCAAAGGTTTAATATCATAATTACTTAATTGTGATTGACTATAATTATTATAACCATTTAATAATAATTTTTTTTGAGCAAAAAAATATATTTCTTTAAGACTACCTGGTATACGAGATAGTTGTTTATTATAATTTTCTGTTATATTATCTACAATAATTTCTTCACGAGTTTGTATAATATATTGAAGTGGATATTTTGTAAATATATAATTTTCTGTATTATCAAGATAACCATATTCTAAATTTATATATATTTCTGGTTTAGGTATAATGTCAAATAATTTTTCATAATCATCAATAAAATAGTGATACCCTAATAATAATTTTTTTATTGCTATAGGAATTTGGTTTGATTTTGATGATTTTAAATTTTTTAAATCATTTTTCATAAAAATCCAATGTTCTTGGTCAATTACATATTCACCATTTGTATCTTCTTCACCATATATTTCTAATATTTGTTTAGAGTTAATACTTTCATAATTATGTTCTAAAGTAAATTTATTAATTTTATCAAATTTATAACTATAAATATATTGAGGTAATATTAAATTAACACTAGGATCAAAAGGTTCAAATTGTTTTTTAATTATTTTATTTCCATGGTCTTCTCTATGTAAATTAATAATTAAATTATTATTAAAATCTTCTTCCCAATTTTGAAAATATATTAAATTTTTTAGGTCGTTTATTTTACTTTCAATATCTAAAGTACTATTATTTTTTAATATATTAATTGGTAAAACATTATTTGTACCTTCTGTACAAAAACTAAATAATAACGGAATATATAATTTTTTTTTATAATAATTGTTATTATAAAGAGAATCATTATTTCTTATTAATTTATTATAATTAATATAATTATCAATATATATAGAATGATTTTGTTTAATATGTAAATAATCATTTGAATAAGAATCTATAATAGTTCCATTTATTAAAAATGTAAAATTAGTAAAATAATGATGAGCTAAATTATCGATCCATTTATAAAATATTTTACCTTGTTTCTTATCATCATGTAATTTTTCATAATATAATTTATTATTATAATAATATTCTAAATAATTATTTATATTTTTAAATTTTATGTTTATATTTTTTTCTATATCACTTTTTATTTTATCATTAGGTGTATTATTATTAATTTTAGTAATATAGTTAAGAATATCAGTTTCTTCTAATATTTCTGTTTTTATACCAGATGTTTCATATATATTTTGATACTTTGTTTTAATTGAGTTAACTTTTTCTAATATATTTTCAACTGTAATATTATCTATTTTTAAATTTTTTATTATCTCAATATATATTTCTATTTGAATATTACTATATATTTTAAAATCATCAAATTTATTTTTCCATTGCTTAATATTATTTTGATATTTTTCTAAAATAATATCTTTATTTTTAATATAATCTTCATATAGACCAGGATTTATTTTATTTATTATATTATCATTTAAATTTATATTTGGTACTGTAACTTCAAAAAAACATCTGTGTAATAAATCACAGTTTAATTGTATTGGATAAGTTAATATCTCCCCGTATTCTTTTTGTGATATGTTAAATTTTTTCATTTCAAAAGCATATGGTGTACATTTTAAATGTGTTTTTTTAAATTCGGTATCAGTACTTTTTTTATATTGTTCTGTTGAAATTTGTACTAATGAATTTCTTATTGACATTATATAAATTAAGTTAACTTAGATTTAAATATAATTATTTAAATCTAAATTTATGTAAAAATTAATATTTATTTATTTTTCTATTTCACCCCATCCATCACCATCTACTTTGTCAGCTAAAGCATTAGCAACTGGTGTTGAAGATAATTCACCAACAAATATACCGGCAGCAGTTGTACCCGCTTCAGTTACCATATTATCAACAGATAAATCAGCCAAGTAATCAACTGAGGCAATTGATAATGTACGTTTAGTTATTTCACTAATAGTACCTGCCCAATGATCATCTCTATCTTTAAGTGCGTTTTTAATTATTGGTTCAACAATAATATCAGAAAGAACAATACCAAAAACAGCTAATAAAACATTTCGCGCAATAGCTGGTGTTATTTCAGGTTTTTTCCCTTTAACCGCAGCCGTAAAGACTACTTGAGATGCTAATAGGACGATTGTTTCAATAATATCTTTAATTAATACACCTCCTAATTTACGGGTTCCGTGTTCTTCTTTATCTTTACGAGTAGTAGTAACGTTACCATCTTTATCAACATCATCCACAGTGTAATCATATTCGTCATTATCATATGGAGCACTCAATAAAATCATATTAATTATTTTTGATGTTATAAACATATTAATCAAGTAACCAACAATTAAACCACCAAAACTAATTTGCCAGTCTTTATTAAATACTTCAGTTAAAGATTTTCCTTTTAATGAAGGCATAACTTGTGATTTTAATGCTTGTGCAACAACAAGTGTAATAACAAATGAAATAACACGTTTAGACTGCATAGTTTTTGCTGTAGTTTTATTAACCTGTATATTTTTAGGCATTATATATAACTAACATTAGATAAAAATATTTTTATAATGTTTTTATAATGTTTTTATAATGTTTTTATAATGTTTTTATAATATTTTTATAATATTTTTAATATTTTTATAAATTGTAAAAAAGTTTAATTAGTTTATATCTAAACAAGAATAATTTAATATATTATAATATGAATAATTTAAAAAAATTACTAGATTATAAATTTATACTATTAATTTTTATAACTTTAATAACTTTATTTTTGTACAAAGAATTAGATAATGTATTAACAAGAATAAATAATGTTGAAAAAACTTTAATTACTTTTAAAAATAAAGAAGTATATAATAATGATAGTAATAATTTAAATAATATTATATTAGATGTTCATAACAGTAATAAAACTGTTGAAAAAAAAGAATTTAACCCAGATGATATGTATAAAAATGATAAACTTGATGAAAAAGAATTTAACCCAGATGATATGTATAAAAATGATAAACTTGATGAAAAAGAATTTAACCCAGATGATATGTATAAAAATGATAAACTTGATGAAAAAGAATTTAACCCAGATGATATGTATAAAAATAATAAACTTGGAGAAAATAATGAATTAGAAAATAATGAATTAGAAGAAAATAATGAATTAGGAGAAAATAATGAATTAGAAAATAATGAATTAGAAGAAAATAATGAATTAGGAGAAAATAATGAATTAGAAAATAATGAATTAGAAGAAAATAATGAATTAGAAGAAAATAATGAATTAGAAAATAATGAATTAGAAGAAAATAATGATTTAGAAGAAAATAATGAATTAGAAAATAATGAATTAGAAGAAAATAATGAATTAGAAAACAATAATGAATTAGAAAATAATGAATTAGAAGACACTGAATTAGAAAACAATAATGAATTAGAAAATAATGAATTAGAAGACACTGAATTAGAAAACAATAATAAATTAGAAAATAACAATGAAGAAATAGAACAGTATAGTAATGAACTTTCAGAAGATATTAACATATATTCTAATGATAATGATGACGAAAATCATATATCACCATTAGAAAGTTTAGAAGATTTAACAACAAATACATATATTAATAAAGATATTGGAAGTTTATTAAAAAATAAATTAATAGAATTACAAGAAATTGCAAAAGATTTAGAAATACCAATTCTTTTTACTACAGGTAAAAAGAAAAAAAAACTTGATTTAGCGCGAGAAATAAATTTAAAAAAAAATATCTAAATATAATTATATATGAGTAAATTAAACAATGAATATGGTTTAACTAATTCTTGCCCGGCTATTATGAATGATGGTCGTGGAATGTTAACTAATTTTAAAAATAATAAAGTTATTACACAAAACTTGCGAAAAAGTTTAAAAGCAACTACATCAAATAATTATAGACAAAAATTACAAAAAGAAAAAATAAATTTTGTTCATAATCAATTTGAAACAAACGTAAAAGACTTTGTTTGTGATGTTGTTCCCGAAGGAAATATTACACTAAGTGATAATATTGTCTTAAATAATGGCGAAGAAACATCATTTCGTGATCATTTTAAATCATTAAAATAAATTTATATTTAAAAAAATATAATATTAAAAATAATTTTTAAAAAATATTTTTAATTTTATTTATAATTAAATACTAACTTCTACTGTATTTGTATTTGATAAAATCATAAATGTAGTAGTATTTGGAGCATATAGAATAACACTCGAATGATTAGTTGAAAATGTTAATTTATTTTCTCCTGATTGAAAATTAAAATTACAATCAGTACCTAATGTAACAGTTGATTCATTAGCACCATTCCTATATATTATTAACACCATTCCTTGTTGTGGTATTATATTAGTTAAATTTACTGTTCCAGTACCAGACTCTAATTCCCAAACGGTGTTTATATAATCAGTTGTAACTAAATCACCTGACGTATTATTAAATGTTTTTGTATTACCGTCACTACCAAGTAATTTTAAATTTTTAGAAATAATAACTGAATTATTAGCAATTGTATCGGAACCAAGATTCATATCCATAGAACTATAAACACTTGGTTCTGCTGTTGTTGTATCATTTAAAGACCAACCTTTATTTGAATTACCAGTAGTTACTCCTAATTTAACAGGTCCTGTAATTTCTAAATCAAAACCTAAAATTCCTGTTGAACCATCGGCACTTGGTGCTATTGCTGTACCAGATGAATCTAAAAAGAATATTTCTAAATTATTTGATGTAGCAGAAATTGAATTTTTAACAATTCTAGGAATAGCAAAAGAGCTTGCTGATAAATGTGGAATTACATTTATATTCGGTTGTTGTGTAAAAGTTTTACCATATGTTATTTGAAAACTTTTTGATGACAAAACATAATTACAAGTAAAATTAATTGGTAAATTGTTATTTGAGGGTGAACTTAAATAATCTTTAGTAACAGCAGTTGTTGAATTATTAGATGCTACGACAAAATCAGCGGATAAATTATTAAATTTACCTAATGTACTGTCAACACCAAATGATAATCTAATTGTATATAAATTTGATTCAGATGAATTTACTGGTCGAAATAATGACATTAATTATAAATATAGTTATTTTTTAAGTATATTTATAATAATTTTTTAAAATTTATTAAGCATATTGTCCTTTTGGGTTCCAAGGTATTTTTTGACAATCGCATTTTTCAACAATACCAATTGTTCTACTACCTTCTGGTGCTTTTAATTCCTTTTTTGCTCTAATTGGTGTACATTTTAAATTATTAGGACATTTCCCTAAACATTGACCAACATTAACTGTTTGTTCAAACATGGTTCCTTCAAAATAAGTTACAAAATGATCAATTCGATTACAATCTCCCATTTCTACACAATCACAATCTTCATGATTAACATAATCTTTTACTCCATTACCCGTATATAAATGTGATAATGTTGTAAATTTTGGAACACACCGTTGACATTTATCATATTGTAATGATAATTCTACAAAATCAACTGCTGAATCATCTTGAACGACAACATCCAAATGACCAGCCATTTGAATATCATTTAAAATACTAGTTCCGCTATTAAAAAGATTATTCAAGTTTAAATCAATACATAATTCATCATTAGGGTTCCAATTTCCTCCGTTTAAAGCAGGTAAACCCATACTCCATAATCCATTACCGTTTATACCTAATATTAAACTATCTGTTTGTGTTAAAGATACCATAGCTGCTCTCATACATATATGTAAATTCGCTGCTCGTAAAGGACACTCACCTTCACTAAAACAATTTGTAAAGGTGTGTCCAAAACATCTATTATCAGTAAAAATATCAAACCCACTCTGAACACCGGCAGAACAAGATGATAAAATTCCTGATAGTAATGCTGTTGATGGTGACGATGGTTCTAAATTATTACTATTAAAATTATCATCAATACCAGCTAGACAAATATTATTTTTTTGTTCATTACAATTACCAACACATTTATTTGTTGGTATTTCAATAACAGATGTAGAATCATCAGTAGAACAAGTATCACACTTACATTTATCAATAATTTGTACTGAATTTACATCATTAACCATATAACTACTATATGTTAATGGACTACACGATAAATTTGTATTTTTACATATTCCAGAACATTTACCAACATCTACATATTTTCCATAATGTAATTCATATTTTGAAATTCTTCTACATGCTTTAGATTGACATTTTTTACCAGTACTCCATTTACATACATCTCCTCCATAAAGTTGATTACATCTTTCACTTCCATGCGGAGTTAAATCTCTACAATTATAATTTGCTTGTTCTAAAGGAAATGATGGTTTATTTTTATTATCTAAACAACAAACATTTTTTAATGGTTTAGTTGGTTGTGTATTTAAAGAATTATTAGATAATTTTGATGGTAATCCTGATACAAGTGATATAAACATTAAGAGTATAAAACTAAATTTAAACATTAATAGTTATTATTAATGTTTTTCTAAATGATTTTTAAAATTAGTTTCTAAACATGTAATTTTATTATTTAATTGATAAATATATAAATGTGCTTTTTCAAGTTCTTCTAAAATATCTTCTCTCCTTTGTTCTTTTCCAAATATACTAATATAATTTTTATAATTATACATAGATGCTAAAGCAGGTAAATGTTTATTTTTAAACATAAAATCAGCATGTTCTTCAATAGTTTCTAATTTATAACTATTATTAAATACATAATCAGGAACTGTAATTTCACAATATTTTAAACCATTTATAAATTTAGTTGTATTTTCATTTGTAATTTCATCTTCAAATGTATAACTATACGTTGCTACTTTTGATGAATCCTCAGTAAAAGTTAACCATCGTTCATCAACTAGATAAACTTTATTATATTTACTTGGGTCAGTTATATATGAATCAATATTATCTGCTAAATATATTTCATCTGTAAGTAGATTAGGGTCAATACCTGGATTAGTCCAAGTATCATCAGAACCAAAAGTATCAATGTTATCCATATAAGTCTCTCCAACAATAAAACTCGGTAAATCTCCATCAATAATAGTTGGAGGTAAAACTTCTAATCTAAAACTATCTTTTCTATTTATTATACAAGTAGTATTTTTAACAATAAAATTTTGTTCATAACCGTGTACTTCTAAAAGTAATTTATCTGTTGTTGTTTTTGAAAACGTGTAATCTGTTTTTAAATATTCATTATTTAAATTTTTTAAATAAACTTGTTGATTATTTAATAAAGCTTTTGTATTATTTTCATCGTCTTTTTTAACTAATTTAAAAGCATTTAACGGATCAACATCTTCATAATGATAATATTGATTTAATAAATATATATTTGTTATTGCTATTCTGGTTGTACTATATTCAGTAATAGATAATTCTTCATTTGAAATAATAGTATAAATTTTTTTTAAAGATGCGGATATAACTATTTTTTGGTCATCATTAATACAAACGTCATCACGAATTGAAATTGTAACTTGAACTATATCATTTATTTCAAATTTTAAATAAGTAAAATCAATAGTACTATCTAATGCTCTTATTTGTGTTTTTATATTTTCTTCAAATGTTACCAAGTCTAATAAATTGTAATCAAAACACAAATAAAAAGATAAAGTTTCAGATACTGTTCCTACGTCACATTTATCTAATCTACAATTATTAAAATATAAATGTCCGTTGGAAACATGAACTTTATATAAACTTGAATCAAAAAATAAACTATCACCAACTAAAACTTTATTTTTAACTGTCAAATCATAATTATTATTAACAGTTGTATTTATTCCTATTTTACTAAAAGTATATGCGTTTTCATTACTATCAATTTGCCAAGGGGAAATATCAATACTTAAATCATCTGAAATAATGTGTGAAATTTGTTCATTATTATAATACAATTTATCATCATTTTTATTTATTAAGACATTATCATTATTATTATTATTTTTAAAAATTATTTTTTTTGTATTTAATTCTGTTGAAAAAATATTACCATTTATATTTAAATTATATTTACTTAGTTCGGAAGTGTTAATACCAACATTAGAAAAGGTATATGTATTTTCTTTTGTATCAAATGCCCAAGCAGATATATTAATTACATCGCTCCCATTATCACCTTTATCACCTTTATCACCTTTATCACCTTTATCACCGGTATTACCAGTGTCACCTTTATCCCCATCATCCCCATCATTCCCATCATTTGTAGAACCTGGAATAAGAGGTGGAGGTGGAGGTGAAGGACTAGGAGGGATGGTTGGAGGAAGAGTTTCAGCTAAAGTTCCAATAATGTCAATTATCTCATCTTTTATTTCTTCTGTCTTACTATCAGTTGTAAAATTTCTTTTTTTATTATAAATAATTTTTGAATATGGTTCACCATATTTAAACATATTTTTTGAAAATTTTAAATTATTATACATTATTTAATATATTAATAGTGATTTTATAACTTTAAAAAAAAACTTTTATATATATATATATAATGTCAAATAAATTTGATAAAAAATATTATAAACCAAAGAAAATAGATGAAAAATTAGTAGGAGAATTATTTAATATTATAGAAAGTGTAGATATAGATTTATTAACAAAATTTAGTTTACAAAAAAAAATTCCATTATCAGTAAGAGACAATAAAGGTAATAATCTAATTCATCATGTTATAAGTAAATCCGATAAAGCAATTAATGAAATTAAAAAATTAAATATAATAAAATATTTAATTAATAATAATGTTAATCCAAATGCCCCAAACGAAGAAAATCAAACACCATTACATTTAGCTTGTAAAAAACAAAAAAAAAGGTTAATTGAATATTTAATTGATGTTGGTGTAAATGTAAATCATATTGATAATTATGGAAATACATGTTTACATTACTTGACTGCTGGTCTAATAGGAACCTGGAAAGATAAATCAAAAAAACCATTAATTAAAAAACCAAAAAAAAATGTTAGTAAAAAATATAAAGCATTATCTATATTAAAAAAAAAAGTATGGGATGAAGTTAAAGATTCACAATTTTTAAAATTAATTAATAATACTCTTGAAGCATCTATTGGTAATAGTAATACATCTATGGAAATTGTTGAAAATTTTGATGAAAAACTTAGAGAAATATCAACAGGAGAATTTAGACCTGATGATAAGTTAGAATATTTAAAATCTATTCAAGGTGCTAAAATAGATAAATTTCAAAAAGAAATTTTAAATAAGTGGAATAATTTTGATAATTTAGGAAATCAAATATTTTATCACAAAAAATTACCAGATTCTTGGCCACAAATTGAAGACGATTGGTATGCTGATGGTGTGCGGAACCCTGATTTTGTATTACCAATAGATGAAGCTGTTATAAAAGGTAGTGATTATATAAAAGAATTAGTTGAAGGTACTAATGATGTGGTTGCTGAATTAATTAAAACATTATCAGATGATAGTACAATTATACAAAAAGCAGGTACATCTCAAAAATATTATCATATTAATCAAACTGGTGGTGCTCAAGTAGGAGATAGTGTTTACTCATTAGAAAATAATGAATGGTGGACTGATATTAAAGAGGATGGTGGTAAAGTATGGATATTAGATTCTGGTAGGATTGCTTATAAAAAAAATGAAAATATAAACTGGACTACGTCAGCAATGAGTAAAACATTAAATTCTATTATAAACAAAAATTTTAAAATTAATCCTCAATTTGAAAAAAAAATTGAAAAGGTAAAAGAAATTCATGATAAAATAAATAAATTAATTTTGAATAACAATAAATATGGGATAATTGAAAATTTTAATATTGATAATATTTATAATAAAATTAAGGACGATAATTATTTTGATGGGGAAGAAATTTTTACAAAATATATTGAAGATGTAGGATTTGCTGTCGAAGTAGAATTTTCTTCCAATCTAGAAAAACTAGAACAAACAACTAAAAAATTATTAGAACAATATGAAGAACAAATTAAAGAAAGAACTCAATCTATTATTGAAAAAATACCTAAAAGCGAGGAAGAAAAAACAGAAAGAAATGAAAAAATAAAATTTTTTGAAAAAAAAAAGACGAGTGAATATAAAAAATTGGGAGAAATTTTAAAGAAAAAAATAAGTAAAGAAAGAAGAAAAATTAAGGACGTTTGGAAAAAAATGAATGAATTATATAATGAATTAACAAAAGTAAAAACAGCTATTGACAAGGAAACACTAAAAAATAATAACGAAAAATTAGAAAAAATAAAAAATATACTTACCTCTAATGATATATTAAAAGGAAAAATAAAGGAAATAGATCTTATTTTAGTTCTAATTGAGAAGATTGTTGGGTTAAATACACAAGAACAAAAGAATAAAAATATAACATGGACTACATTTACGAAAGTAAAATATATTCTCCTAGATATAAAAACAGCAAGTAATCTTGAAGATTTTAATACCAAGTCTAAAATATATAAATCATTAATTAATAAGAGTATAAAAGATAATACAGTAAAAATAAAAAAAAGACAAATAAATATAGAAATATTAAAAAATAAAAGAAAAGATACTCTTATAAAAGCATTTAAAGAAATTGAAGATAAACTTAATGGTGTTGCTGTTAAAGAGGCTAAAAGTGAATTTTCAAAAATTATGAAGGGTGATGATTCTTCTTTAACGACAAATGAGATTAGTATAAAAACATATTTTGACAAAATAAAATTGTTAACAAAACAATTAAAAGTTGAAGAGGATGAAATAAACAAATTAGAAGAAGTTAATAAAACTACACAAAAAGTAAAAGAAAGTATAAACGAGATATTTTTAGAACTTGATAAAATAATTCAAGTAGATAGTATCGAATTACGAAAATTAAAATTAGAATCAGAAAAAATAAATTCTGAAATAATACAAGAAGAAAAAGAATTAAAATTACAAGAAATTAAATTATATCAAGATAAAATAGATAATATTGAAGATGGAGAAGAAAAAAATATTTTTAAATTTTTAAAATCAAAAATTGAATTAAAAGATAAAAAGGAAATAAAATTAAATTTAGAAAAAAAAATAGAAAAAGAGAAAGATGAAACTATAATAAAACGTTTATTTGAAGAATATACTAAAATATCATTAGAAATCGATGAACTCATTGAAACTATAACAGATATTGTTGGATTTTCAATAGAAACTTTAGATAGTATTGAAGTATATGTTAATAAATTAAAAGACAATGTTGAAAATTTTAAGGAAGACAACGAAAATTATGTAAATAAAATAGAATTAAATAAAAATAATATTGAAAGTCTTAAAGCAGATATAGAGGAAAATAAGTTAAATATAGAAAATCTAAAATTACTAATTCAAAATGATAAATCTAATATTGAGGAAAAAAAAGCAAAACTTATTATTGAACAAGGAAAGTCACCAAAAAATAATAATTTGATAAAGAAAATTAAAGAGAACATAGCTAAAATTCAAATTAAAATAACTAATAATGAAAAAATACTTTCACAAACAAAAAAAGAATTAGAAACTGATAGTGTCAAAATTAATAAAATTAATGTTAATACAGAACTTTATCAAATTAAAATAAAAAAAATTACTAAAAATATATCTAATTTAACAATAGAATTAACATTATTAGAAAAGATAATTGCTAATAAAAAACTAGAGATAAACCAAAAGAAATTTATGGAAATGATAAAAAAATATAATGATTCGATTAAAAAGGGTACTGGAGGAACTGGTGGCGTATTTACTAAAGCAGAGAAACTTGATAAATTAACTAAATTAGGTACTGCAGGTGAACCAGATTCTGATATAGTTACTGAGGATTTAGATTTTTTTGGTGTAAAATATAAAGATGATACTAGTATTATAAAAAAAAGTGAAGAAACTAGAAAAACTATATTAGATATTCCCCCTGAACTTGAACCTGAACCTGAACCTGAACCTGAACC